ACAAGCGCCATAATTACGATCAGCGGAAGCACAGCCGAAGCAGTGGCTGGAACCATGGTTGAGGAACAGGTACCATTGAACCTCGATATACTTGGAAGAGAAGTTCTCCTGGTATATGCCATCGATATAAATGTTCAACCACCTGATGCTGTAGCTGGAGTCAACACCGACACCCAGGCTTCACTCTCCTCCACCTCGAGAACAACCATCGGAACCATCGCAAACACCAATGTTCTAGGATTCGGAAAGATGTTGATCCAAGCAGCTGGTTTTGTTGATGGCGGAGCACCCTTTACAGAAACTAGCCCAGAAACTCCAACGGCTAACGCTCTGGACTACATAGGCATCATCAGCACCAACGACTTCTTCGTTCAAGTTCAAGGAGCCAACAACGTTGGAGCCAAGAGCGCTAACTGGAGAATGTGGTGTGCTCGAGCAAAGGTAACTGCTGACATCTATGCAGCACTTGTCCAGGGCGAAGCACTCTCTGCGTGATTACTTGGTTAAAATCCATGGCAATTGGTGCGGTCCGAATTGGACTGGCGGTCGCAGGCTCTCTGCTCAAGAGTATGAGGAGCGTGGCCTCGATTGGAATAGCATTGCCATTTCACCCCTTGATGAAGCGTGTCGCTTCCATGACTTTGAGGGTCGCTCTGGTATTATGCCTGCTGCGGCTGATACCAGGTTAATCACTGCAGCAGAAAAAAGGATCCTTCCTTTCTTCGAACAGATTAAACTAGAGCTTGAATTAACCAGGTTAATCCTATCTGGTAAATCTACTTCGGAGAGAGCTAGAGAAATCACCGCTCGAATTGATGAATCTTCCGATGCTGCGCTCATTTCCACCGGCATCTCTATCGCACGGATAACACGCCGCACGTAACATGGCAGACATTACCATGACCCTCGATGAGTATGAAGCTCTTCGAAGACTAATAACAAGCGAGAGAGAATCAGAAGGTGCAGAGGTTGCAGCAGAAAAACCAAAGCGAAAAGCAAACGCTGGAAATAGAAAGTATGCCAAGGCATTCAAATCCCTCCAGAGCAAATTCAAATTGAAGAATGGATCATGGAAAAAGAATGGCTTCAAGAATTGTTGCGCTGCAGCTCATAAGATGTGTAAGAAATGAATTGCCCTCATTGTTCGAAGAGATTCAAAACCAAGTTAGCCTGGTTAAAGCACATGAAGAAGAGTCATTCAAAAGCATGATGGGCAATTAGTATTCGGCTCATCAGGAATACAGATGCAAGGATCTGTATCATCTTCCATCATCTCTACCCAATTGTTGAACCAGTCATCATCATCCCATGATGGTTCCATTCCCCTTCGGCACCATCTGCATATTTTAATTGTGAAAGATAGATCTAGTTCGAGAACGGTTTCACAATCTTTAACTGAACACTTCATCTTCCTTCCTCCAAATAGCATAGTTCTGATTCTGCTTCTTGTAAATGCCAGAGTTCCTCATTGGCATCAACCAATAGAGACATCATCCTATCCGCATGAGGAATGGAATTGAAATTAGGATATAATGCTCGAAGTAATTGGATGACATCTTGAAGGCGATCTTCAACATCTTCAAGTGTTCGAAGTAATTTACTCATTCAAAGTCCTCCAGAGTTCTTTGTGTCATCATTCTATTATATTCATCAAAGATATCAGCGATGACCTCATCGCCCATTGAATGAATTGCTGAGTGAAGTGTTTTACGGCACAACTGGCAGTGTTGATATGCCAAGTCTAGCTCTACTGGATCAACTCCTTCATCCATTTGCCTGATTCTGGCACGAATCCACCCACTAAAGTTCCAATCTTTGCCCTTCTTAGCCACCATTGCGACGGTATCGGCGGTTAATGATATGGTTTTTTGCTGTTTTCCTTGCTCCATAACCCCTCCGAAGAGGTGTTTGGGTAAATACCTACCGCCTGTGACACGAGGGGTCGGGCCTAATGACTATATCATTCGGCTTACTAACAAGGGTGGTAGGGCGGGCGACGGATAGTCCGAGGTCGCCTTCGGCTCAAAAGATAGGGGTTTTGGGTGGAGTTTACTTTATACACCGGATAGGGTTCGCAGAATCATGACAAAAGGAATATCAGTCACAAGCGCCATAATTACGATCAGCGGAAGCACAGCCGAAGCAGTGGCTGGAACCATGGTTGAGGAACAGGTACCATTGAACCTCGATATACTTGGAAGAGAAGTTCTCCTGGTATATGCCATCGATATAAATGTTCAACCACCT